AAAAGCTGTTGAAGCTCCTTTGAGGACAATTGTTGATAATGCAGGTCGTGAGGGTTCAGTTGTAGTAGAAAAGGTTATAGAATCCCACCTTAGACATGGAGAGGAGAACTTCGGTTATGACGTAAAGACTGAAAAATATGTTGATATGTTGATATCAGGTATTGTAGACCCTAAGAAAGTTACTAGAATTGCATTAGAAAATGCCGCATCAGTAGGAGGAGTTATACTTACTACTGAGTGTGTGCTTATAGAAACAAAAGAAGAATAATAATTATGTAAGATAAATCTGTTTGTGGGAGGACTAGGCTGCTACCTAATTGAGTAGCCCTACATAGGAAACTTTTGACCACAAACAGATTTTTATTAAATTTGCAACCCTTAAAATAATAACTATGAAACATATAAATTAATGAGCATTTTTGAAAAAAGAATAAATTTTAAACCCTTTGAATACCCCGAATTACTAAAATTTAAGGATGCTATTAGGCACTCTTATTGGATTCACACAGAATTTAATACTACATCTGATGTTCAGGATTTTAAAGTAAATGTAGAAGATTACGAGAGAGAGGCTATAAAACGAACAATGTTAGCTATATCTCAAATCGAGATTGATGTAAAAACTTTTTGGGCAAAAGTGTATGAGAGGATGCCTAAACCTGAGATAGGTGCTGTAGGTATGACCTTCGCAGAATCAGAAATAAGACATGCAGATGCCTACGCCTTTCTCTTAGAGAAATTAGGACTTAATAAGGAATTTGAAAACGTACAAGAAATACCTGCCATTATGGATAGGATAACCTACCTACAGAAGCATCTTAGTGGAGCAAGAAGCAGGGACGATAAGAAATATGCATTATCTGTCTTATTATTCTCTGTGTTTATAGAACATGTCTCTCTATTTAGCCAATTTCTTATAATGATGTCCTTTAACAAACATAAGAACTTATTTAAAGGTATTTCTAATATCGTTGAAGCTACATCCAAAGAAGAAGATATCCATGGAAAATTTGGAATAGAGATAGTAAAAATCTTAAAAGATGAATTTTCAGAGTGGTTCGACAAAGAGTTTGAAAAAGAAATAGTAAGAGCGTGTATAAAAGCAGATAGAGCAGAGGAAAAAGTACTTGATTGGATATTTGAACAAGGTGAATTAGAGTTTTTAGATAAAAAAACTGTAGTTAATTTTATCAGAGACCGATTTAATAAGTCCTTGACATCTTTAGATATTACCCCTATCTTTGATGTAGACGAAGATTTACTTAAAGAAACTAAGTGGTTTGATGAAGAAATTCTCGTATCTAAAGATAACGATTTTTTCAATAAAAGAGGCACTGCATATAGTAAAAAACAAAGAAGTATAACCGAAGACGACTTATTTTAATGATAGATAGAGAACCATTTTATTGGCTTACAGAGGATAGCCAGAAATTTTTAAGTAGAGGATATCTCCTAGAAGGAGTTACCGCACAAGAAAGAGTTGAACAAATTGGAGTAAAAGCTGAGGAATATTTAGATATAGTTGGGTATGCCGATAAGTTCTATGATTATATGTCTAAAGGGTGGTATTCACTATCATCCCCTGTTTGGAGTAATTTTGGTCTTAGCAGAGGTTTACCTATCTCATGTTTCGGGTCTTACATAGATGATTCTGTGGAATCTATTATGTACACGACAGCAGAAGTAGGAGTAATGTCTAAACACGGAGGAGGTACATCAGGTTATTTTGGTGCTATCCGAGGTAGAGGTCAAAATATAAAGAACAATGGGAGTAGTAACGGAAGTTTTCCTTTTGCGAGACTATTTGATACTACGATAGATGTTATTTCCCAAGGAAATACTCGTAGAGGGTATTTTGCAGGGTATATTGATATAGAACATCCTGATAGCGAAGAGTGGCTAGAAATACAATTAGAAGGTAATCCTATACAGCTAATGTACTACGGTATATGTATAGGGAATGATTGGCTTTCTGCAATGGAAGAGGGAGATAGAAAAAAGCGTAAAATTTGGGCTAAAATACTACAATGTAGAGCAGAGATTGGAGTGCCTTATTTATTCTTTAAAGACAACGTTAACAAGAATACAGTAGATGTATACCGAGATAAAGGATTAACTATATTTGCTTCTAACTTATGTACTGAAATAGCTCTGCCTTCTAACAGGGAAGAGTCTTTTGTTTGTTGCCTTAGTTCTATGAATGTACTACATTATGATGAATGGAAAGACACAGATGCAGTAGAAGTCCTTACTTACTTCCTAGATGCAGTAATGCAAGAGTTTATAGACAAGACTTCGGGAATAAAGTTTTTTGAAAGAGCTAATAATTTTGCTAAGAGACATCGAGCTTTAGGACTAGGAGTACTAGGATGGCATGAACTACTTATGTCTAAATCTCTTGCCTTTGATTCTTACGAATCAATGATGTTAAATGCAAAAGTATTCTCAAACATTCAAGAAAAAGCTTATAAAGCTTCAACAATACTAGCTGAAAGGTTTGGAGAACCAGAGGTACTTAAAGGTTATGGAAGAAGAAACACAACTTTAATAGCGATAGCGCCAACTAAATCCTCTTCTTTTATACTTGGTCAAGTATCACAAGGGATAGAACCTGTTAAATCAAACTATTATATTAAAGACTTAGCTAAGATTAAGACTACTTATAAAAACCCCTTTTTAATAAAACTTTTAAGATTAAAGGCGGAAGACACCCCCGAAGTATGGGAATCTATATTATTAAATGATGGTTCGGTGCAACACTTAGATTTTTTATCTGAAAAAGAAAAAGAAGTTTTTAAAACTTTTTCCGAGATAAGCCAACTAGCTGTTATTCAGCAAGCGGCTCAAAGACAGAAATTTATTTGTCAAGCACAGTCTATAAATTTAATGGTACACCCCGAAACCCCAATTAAAGATATAAATTCATTATACCTAGCCGCTTGGCGATTAGGAGTAAAATCTCTCTATTATCAACATAGCGTAAATGCAGCACAAGAAATGAATAGAAACCTACTTAATTGCTCTAGCTGTGAAGGGTAATAGTAATAAACAAAAAAAAATAAATTTATGTTAAACAGATTAAAAAATGAAATTCACGAAGTTAACGTGAAGAATGGCTTTTGGGACACTTTTTATAGTCTACCCAAAAGTACTGATGGTAAGTATACCGAAGTACAAGTTGCTTTTATCAATCAGTTTCTAATGTTGTCCGTGGGAGAGCTTTCAGAAGCCACGGAAGCTTTACGTATGTCTAAATACGCACGTAAACATCCTAATATATTTGATAGCTTGATTAGGTTATCAAAAACAGACCCTAAAGTATTTAAGCAAGGATTTAAGACTCAAATTAAGGATAGTTTTGAAGATGAAATAGCTGATACAATGATAAGATTACTAGACCTATGTTCAGCTTTAGATATTGATATAGAAAACCATATATCTCTCAAATTAAAGTTCAATTCTATGAGAGAGCATAAGCATGGTAAGAATTTCTAATAGAGAATAAAATAATTATTAATTAAAAGAAGCCCTTGACATAAGTCAGGGGTTTTGTATTTTTACGAGACTATGAACACAAATAAAATAGAAGACTTTTATATAGAGAAAAGCCAATAGCAAAAAAAAAAAAACAACTATTGAGTACAATTTAGCTAGAATTTATGAAGCACAACTTAAAAAAATATAACAATGGCGACAAACTGTGTAATAGATATAGAATGTGATGGGCTAAACCCCACTAAGATACATTGTATGTCTGTAGGGTATAGAGATAGTAATAATCTTTGGCAAGTAAAATCTACAACAGATTATAATGAAATGAGGTCTGTACTAGATAAAGCAGATGTTATTATAGGTCATAATTTTATGAGATTTGATATAGTAGTGTTAGAGAAGTTACTAGAAGTAAAATACGAAGGTAAGATAATAGATACTCTAGCTTTATCTTGGTATTTAGAGCCAAGTCGTTTTGAACACGGTTTAGAAGAATGGGGAGTTACTTTTGGAATACCTAAACCAAAGATTACTGATTGGGATAACCTTTCTGTTGAAGAGTACATCCATAGATGTGAGGAAGATGTCAAAATCAA